GAAATTTAAGCATTCATGCTAATACTATTACTAATGAAGTTGCCGGTGCAGTTACTAACTTTGTCAATGCAGGTACTGGTTATGTGAAAATAGCAGGTGTTAATGGGGTGGTAATCCCAAGTGGTGATTCATATTATGATCGACCATTGGTGGCAGAATTGGGTATGATTAGATTTAATACCGTTATTGGGTATGTGGAAATATTTAACGGAGTATCATGGATTGGCGTTGGTGGCGAATCTATAGGTATCACACTTGCAGTAGCTACCGACCTTGGTGTTGGTTCAGCATTAATTTTTGGATAATAATTATGGCAACTTTTTTACGAACACATGTACAACCAAATATAGGATTGACACCTATTGCGGTATTATCACCAGCGCCGACTAGTTCTTTTACTATAGTTGGCTGTAATCTATCAAATACTACTGATTATGAGGTAATTGTTGATATAACTATCACTGATACCGCAGGACATACTGGGAATTATATTAATAAATTAATAATAAATCCATATACTAGTTCAAAAGTGATCACTAATGGTGAAAAATTGATTATAGCAGGTGCTTCAATTATGACAATAGTCAGTGATACAGTAGATAGCATTGATGCAACTATAAGCTACGCTGAAATAGTGTAAGGGATATAAAATGAATAATAATGTTTTTGGACAAACTGTCAGTGAAGCACTTGGAAATAACATCAGGTATCTTTATGGATTACGCAGAACAGATGAAGGCGATTTGTATTTTGTTAGCGTGGACCAACTAAGTCGGGCGGATTCTATACAGCTAGATTTATCAAGCATATCTGGCAATTATGATGAAACAGGCATCATGAGCGGTTCTGACTTTATGACCGGACGTGATGCCACTCATAATTTAATAAATCAAAATATAACGTGGGAACAATTGCGATGGGATGATCGCCGAATTTATTATTATATGGATGCCAATGGCGAATTTGTAGCTAGGGTTAACCAAAAATATAACTACAATTCTGAGGATAACAGGCCATAGTGAGATGTGATATGCGGCTTAGAAGCGGTGAATATATACTAAATAATACTATTATGTTGAAATCAAGGAATTATTAAAATGGCTGAGTTTAAATTAGGACGATTACGATTTGTATGGCAAGGTGCCTGGGTAACTGCTCATACTTATGTTAAAGATGATATTGTACGATATGGGTCGCATACATACGTATGTTTAGTGGGTGGTACCAGTAGTGCTGATTTTTACACCGATTTAAATGCGTCAACTCCAGTGTGGAGTTTGATGTCATCTGGTATTGCTTGGCGAGGTAATTGGTCAATTAGTACTTATTATAAAATTGGTGATGTCATTAAGTATGGTTCTAATACATATGTATGTTACACTGGTCATACTTCAAGTGCTGCCGTTGATAGTGGTTTTTACACTGATTTAACAGCGCATTGGCAAATATTTACAACGGGTCAATCATGGTTAGGTAATTGGTCAATTAGTACTTATTATAAAATTGGTGATATTATTAAGTATGGTGCCAATACATATACATGTTACACTGGTCATACGTCTAGTGCCACTGTAAATGGTGGTTTTTATACTGATATGGCAGCGCACTGGCAGCTATTTGTAACTGGTCAGGTATGGTTGGGTAATTGGACAACTAGTACTTATTATAAAATTAGTGATATTATTAAATATGGCGCTAAAGATTATATTTGTGTAATCGGGCATACTTCCTCTGGTACTATCGCTGGTGGTTTTTATTCAGACTTAGCGTTGTCTAATTGGACGTTGATGGTTGATGGCGTTGCGTGGAATGGTACTTGGGCAAATTCTAATTATTATAAAGTCGGTGACATTGTTAATTACGGTGGTATTACTTATATCTGCGTGACTGGTCATTCCAGCCAATCAACTTTAGAATTGGATCAGGGTAATTGGTCGGTTTTTGTGCGTGGGATTGATTATACGGGTATATGGTCATCAGCTAATGTAATTTACAAAATTAATGATTTGGTTCATTATGGTGCAAATATTTGGATATGTGTTGATGCTCATACTTCAACTGTTGTGTTTGAGACCAATAAATTTAGTATATTTGTACAAGGCTTGGAGTATGTCAATACTTGGGATTCAAGTTCGTCATATATCATTGGTGATATTGCTACGTTCGGTGGTTACACGTATACATCATTGACTACTGGGAACGTGGCAAATACTCCAGCTACGAGTCCTGCTTCATGGGCACCGTTTACAACTGGTTTTACTATGGGCGGTTCCTGGGATGATGTGACTGCTTATTTAGTTGGTACGGTCGTTAATTATGGTGGTTATACTTACGTGGCGATGCTTGACAGTGTTGCGGTAAGTCCGCCATCTAGTCCTACTGCCTGGTGTTTGTTGAATACTGGGTTGTATAATCGGGGTAATTGGACATCCGGTGATGTATATCATCTAGGTGATATAGTTTCATTTATGTCTAGTTCGTATACTTGCGTGGCCGAGCATACTGCGTCTACGCCTGTTGATCCAGTGAATGATACACTTGGGGTATATTGGCACATACTGGCACAAGGTAGTGCTAATAGTTTTAATACTACTACTGGTGACATTACGTATCGAGCAGCATCCGGTTCAGACGCACGATTGCCGCTGGGAACAGACGGACAAGTTTTGCGAGTTACTGCTGGATTGCCCACTTGGGAATATTATGGTGTTATCACCAATGTGCATTATGTTTCAATTACTGGCACCGATGCTGTTGGTTACGGGCACACGTTAGATAAACCGTGGCGAACTATTCAATATTCATGCCAACAAATTAGTAATGGTACTCACAATCAGAGTGCTGCGTATTTATTAAAAGCCAACAGATCATGGGCAGTGGCTGAAATGTATTATTGGATGTTAGATCAAATGGCACATAATATTCCACCATTTAATGCCTCATCAGTTTGGTCAGCCACACAGGCACAGTTGGATGCCAGTTATATAGTTGACGCGATAGTATTTGATATGACACGCGGCGGTAATAGTCAGACAGTTGAGACAGCTCTTGCGTATTTTAATCCAACTGATCCAACTCAGTATTATAATGCAGCTACTGCATCGGCGATCGCGTATTTTAATCCTGCTATTAACAAATTACTAACTTTGTTGACTAACGCAATGAGTAATAGTGCGCCTGTTACTTCTTATCAATCGTTATATCTTCCAATGACCCCAGTTTCTATCACTGGTATTGTCGGAAATGGTGCAGTAGTTACTGTTAGCTTTGCGACTGAGCCTAATGTACTATTTGACATAGGTGGCAATATCACAATTGCTGGCGTAGCTGCATATAATGGTACTTATACGGTAATTGCCGCTACTACCACCGGGGTGAGTTTTAATAGTAGTGTTACTACTGCTTGGGTTAGTGGCGGTACGGTAGTGGGTGTGCCATTTACTCAAACTATAAATTTAAGTTATACCACTGAATCTGGTTCTGTTGCGCTTGCGACATCGTTGGTTGGAATCATAACTTCCGCAATAACTGCTGGAAATACGTCAGCTATTCCATTGCCGAATCAAGGTGAGACTGTTACATTATTTGTTAAAAATGGTACATATGCTGAAATATTGCCAATTAGTGTACCAAATAATGTATCACTAGTCGGTGATGAATTGCGTGGTGTGATAGTGGAGCCAATGAGTGGGTACTCTGGGAGTAATATGTTTTATGTCCGAAATGGATCTATTATTCGCAATATGACATTGACTGGATTGCATGGCGTATTAAGTGCTCCCAATGCGTATGGTACTAAGCGACCGACTGGTGGTTCATTTATAAGTTTAGACCCAGGTACTGGTCCAACTGATACTACTGTATGGATTAAAAATAGATCACCATATATTCAAAATGTCACGAGTACTAATTCATCTGGTACCGTTGGCATGAAAATTGATGGTAAATTGCATAATGGTGGTAATAAATGTATTTTAGCCAATGATTTCACTCAAATATTAAATGATGGAATTGGGGTATGGTGTACTGGTACTAGTGCACGGGCCGAATGTGTGTCAGTATTTACTTATTATAATTACATAGGGTATTTAAGTGAGGCTGGTGGGAATATACGAGCTGCTAATAGTAATCATACATATGGTACATACGGCGGCGTGTCAGAAGGGTATGATGTCACCGAAACTCCTGCAACCGGGGTAGTCACCAACCAAGCTAGTCAAGCTATTGTGACAAATGTATTAACTAATGGTAATAACATTCTATGGTTAGAATACTCCAATGCCGGACAACTATATACCGCAGCAACTTATTCAATATCAAGTTCCAATGGATTTGGTGCTTTTGTTAGTTCAATTAATACTTACAGTAATGCCGTATGTGAAGTACGTATAACATCAGGTGGATCAGGCTACATCAGTACTATAAATTCGGCACAAACTGGTACTGGAACTAGTATTATTTTATCAGCCGCTGATACTTCAACTACTGGCCAATATATTGGTATGCGTATTATAATAACGGCAGGTACTGGTGCTGGCCAATATGGATATATTCAAGCATATAATGCCGGTACTAAAGAGGCTATTATATATTCTAATGGCATACTTGGATGGAATATCGCAGTTGCTGGTACGCTAGTAGTGCCAGTATTGGATCAAACTACTACTTATTCAATTGAGCCACGGGTAACTTTTACCGGAGTTGGAACTGGTGCGTTAGCTAGAGCATCGGTCGTGAGTGGTGTTATAACTGCCATCCGGATAATAAATCCAGGCAGTGGATATACAAATGTCCCAACTATTGGTATTATTGATCCCAACGCAACTACTGTTGGAACATACACGCCTAGAATACAAAATGGTGTATTAGGTCAGCCAACCTGGAGTAGTCGAGGTACTAATTATAATACTGCCGTGGTAACTGTTGCTGGCGACGGGTATGCTGAATTTTTGCAAATTGGATTTTATTTAAATATTCGCTCATTAACAGCCATACCAACTGCTGGTGCATCCATTACTATTGCTGGGAATGCCAATCATTATGCGGTAGTTGCGGTGAGTAACCAAACAGGTTCTGCTGGCAATTATACTGCGACACTTCAAATTAATCCAATGATAGGTAGTGCGTTAGCACCGGTTCACGGAGCTAGTGTTACTATGCGTTCACGGTATAGCCAAATGCGATTGACCGGGCATGATTTCGCATATGTTGGAACTGGTAATTTGGTAAGTACCAATTATCCAGGTATCCCATTGATTCCTGGCTCGGCATCGGCTCAAGTGCGTGAAAATAATGGCGGAAGAGTATTTTACAGCGCGACCGATCAGGATGGTAATTTTAATGTTGGCAATTTATTCACTATTCAGCAAGCTACCGGGGTGGCATCATTAAATGTGAGTAATTTTAATTTATCTGGTCTATATAGTTTGCAATTGGGCGGTAGTGGTGCCACTGTGACACAGTTTAGTACAGATGGTACGTTCACTGCAAATAGCGATGGATTATTGCCAACTCAAAAAGCAATTAAAACTTATATTGCCAGTCAATTAGGCGCGGGTGGTGCTAATTTGGCGGTCACGAGCTTGAGTGCCGGTAATGTGGTAATAAATGGTAATACTATAGTTAGCATAAATGGGGTTGATCTAACAATTCAAGCATCGGCTGGCCGTAGTGTGCAATTTCCAACGATGGTGACTCATGGTATAGGGTCACTTACTACGTATACCACTAATTCATCTATCGTTCATGATAGTGGTTCGACTGATACCTATTCAACTGGATCTAGTTTAGTTCTAAATGGTACAACAGTGCTACCGGTACTGCCTGTGAATCCAACTGACCTTACTAACAAAAAATATGTTGACCGGGTATTGTCACTTAACAACCTATGGACGTCTGCTTGGTGATAAATAATAATAACGATTTAGGAGTATTAAAAATATGACAACAGCAGCAAAATACGGTGCGCAGGATCTGAATGGTAATCCATTCAGTTATCAACAAATAGTTGCCCCAGTCTCATCGAACAATATAGTAGTCAATGCCACATTTGCTAATCGAAATGGCGCAGACGCAAAGGTACGATTAGCCGAAACATCAGTGCCATTAGTATCACAATCGGTGGCAAGTACTCAAGGATTATTTCCATTTGCCGCAACTGCTAGCGCAAATTCAATGATTATACCAACTGCACAAGCATTGACAGTAACTGACACGAGCTTTGGTAGTAACCTAATAACAACTGCTAGTTATGCTGTTTTTAGTACAATGGTTAATACTAATATAATCACATGTGTGGCTACCAAATCCTTTAATCTAGGTGAACCAGTTGTATTTGTTGGTTCGCTTGGTAATTTAATTTCAGGTAATATTTATTATGTGTTGACTATTAATAGTGCCACTACTTTTACCGTTTCGACTTCATTGGGTGGCATTCCATTTGCATTAACTACCGCCACCGGTACTATACTTGTGCAAGAAACGGTGACCAATTTAGTAATAAATGAACCAATAATGTTTTCAGGTACTGGATTTGGTGGTATTACAAGTGGACTTTCCTATTACGTATTGACCATAACTGATATGACATCATTTACTATCTCGACATTTCCAAGTGGTCCACCGGTATCAATGTTTACCGCGACTGGTAATCTTTCAGTTGGGTATAATCCAATGGTATCGACATTGAATCTATCATCAACCGCAGTTGGTACCAATGTTAAGACATTGCAGACACTGACTATTTCTACTGCAGATGTTGGTACTAATGTATTCACTTCTGCTAGCATTGCTGTTACCGCGACTACTTTGTCTACCAATTTAATAACTTCGGCTAGCACTGCCACGTTGACAGTTGGACAACCAGTTGTATTTACTGGTTCGTTGGGTAATTTAGTTAGTGGTACACTTTATTATGTACGAAGTGTTATCAGTAGTACACAGTTTACTGTGTCGTCAATCATTGGTGGTGTTGCTGTAATTTTGACAACAGCATCTGGTAATATCGTTGTTCAGCAATCAACTACTACTTTGGCAGTGAATCAGCCAATAGTATTTAATGGTACCGCATTTGGTGGAGTGGTATCTGGAGTTAACTATTATATCTCGGCAATTTCCAGTAATACTACCTTCAAGGTGTCTTCTGTGCCAGGTGGTTCCGTATTTCAATTATATACCGCATCCGGTAACATGGTATTAGGAACAGCATCCTTGCCAGCCACATTAAGTATCGTTAATACTGCCGCAACAGCAATGCTTGGCACTGTTGCAGTAACTGCTACCACAACTGGTACGAATTTAATAACCGCAGCGACTACTTCATCATTGGCGATTGGTCAACCAATTGTATTCAGTAGTGCCATAGGCAATTTACTAGTAGGTACTACCTATTACGTATTGGCTATTCCAACGCTCACGACATTCAGTGTGTCGGCATATGTTTCTGGATTAGCATTTCCATTGAGTGATGCCATTGGTAACGTTACACTAAGTACACAGCAATCATTAAATATTGCAAGTGCCACGACTGGTAGTAATCAATTGACTACTGCCGTTGTTCAAACAACTAATACTACCGTTACTACTAATTTAATTACCGTGGTGTCTACTGCTGGATTTTATGTTGGTATGCCAGTTGTTTTTGCAGGAACGGTATTTGGTAATATTGTGGCCAACCAACTTTATTACATATTAACGGTCAATAGTTCAACTACTTTTGCGGTATCTATTAATATTAATGGCCCAGTGCTAGTACTATCTACCGCAAGTGGCAGTTTATTAACTGTTCAGCAATCGACCACTGACGTTGGTGTTAATCAACCGGTTGTCTTTTCTAGTAGTACTCCAGCGCAAACATATAACATAGCCAATACTACAACTGGTACCAATGTAGTAACTACTCGTGCGATACCGATTACTGCAACTACTACTGGTACAAATGTCATCACTGCAACTGATACGACCTCATTATTTATCGGTCAACCGGTTGTATTTAATGGATCATTAGGAAATTTAATTGGTAGTACAATTTATTATGTTCAAAGTATCCCTACTAGTACTCAATTTACTGTATCTGCCACCTTTAGTGGAGTGGTATTTGCGTTAGATACTGCTGCTGGTAGTATTAATTACCAAGAGGCAACTACTAATTTAATTGTAAATGAATTGGTTACATTTAGTGGATCGGTATATGGCAATTTAATAGCAGGCACTAATTATTATATACAAAGTGTGGTTTCAAACACATCATTTACTGTATCTTCTACTGTAAATGGTAGTATTACTTCGTTGGCAACTGCTACTGGTGTTATGGTAGCAAGTGTCACAATTCCAACTTATTCATTAACGCTTGGTAATACGACAGTTGGCACTAATGTTATAACTAATTCAATAGTGGCAGTTACTGCCACTGCCGTTGCTACCAATTTAGTGACAATGAGTAGTACTGCCACCCTGACAGTTGGGCAACCCATTGTGTTTAATGGTACTGCATTTGGTAATATTGTAGCTGGTACTATTTATTATATACAAGCAATCCCATCTAGTACCACACTTGTCATATCAGCCACTTTGAATGGTGAAATTTTTGTATTAAGTACCGCTAGTGGCACAATGAGTGTATCTGGTGCTACTACTGGGTTAGTTTTAAATCAGCCAATTGTATTTGCTGGTACTACCTTTGGTAATATCATTGCTGGTGCTATTTATTATATACAAAGCGTACCAACTGCACAGACATTTACCGTGTCAATTATGCCAGGTGGTTCTGCGTTTGCCTTAGTGACCGCAACTGGTACAATGACTAGTAGTATGCCAATTTTTGGCGGAGTATCTGCTAATATTACGTATTACGTTAACAGCGTTGTGTCTAATATCGCCTTCACTGTTAGTACTACCCCAGGTGGATCGCAATTTTCATTAACATCAGCAACTGGGTATATGCGAGTGATAGTTGGCCCATCAGTAACTGCCAATACTAATATTTTAACTATTGGTGCACTTGCTGTCACTGCTACTACTGCTGTGACAAATGTAATAACTGTTGCAAATGCAAGCACACTGGCTATCGGACAAGCTATTGTATTCAATGGCAAATTGGGCAATTTGGTTACTGGTACTATATACTACGTATTGACCATACCATCTACTACAACATTTACTGTATCTGCAATATCGGGTGGTTCGATCTATTCATTGGCGACTGCCACTGGTAATATCACTGTGTCGCAGTCAACTGGTGGGTTGTCGCTGAATCAGCCTATTATATTTGCGTCGGCGGCATTGCCATTGACGATTGGTAATACGACACATACAACTAATGTAGTTACTAGTGCAATAGTGGCAGTAACTGCCACCACGACTGGTACTAATTTGATCACGGTAACTGATACCGGCACTTTAGTGGTAGATCAACCGGTTGTGTTTAGTGGATCATTGGGTAACTTAATTGGCGGAACTGTATATTATGTTCGAGGTATTTCAAATTTAACCAAGTTCACCGTGTCAACTGTGGTTTCTGGTACTGTATTTGAATTAGCGACTGCCACTGGTAGTATTAATGTTCAACATGCGACCAGCAGTTTAGCAATCAATCAGCCAGTTGTTTTTTCAGGTTCTACTTTTGGTAATATAGTTGCTGGTACTACGTATTATGTTCAAAATTTGGTGTCAAGTACTTCGTTCAGCGTGTCAACTTCAATTAATGGAACTGTGTTCGTATTAGCAACTGCTAGTGGAACGATGTCGGTAAATTTATCAACTGTTGGCGGCATAATTGCTGGAACTACTTATTATGTTCAAAATATTACGAATGATACCTCTTTTAGTATATCCGCGACGTATGGTGGTGGACCATTTATTTTGACTAATTTTAATGGCCTGATGACCGCGAATGTAACTGCCGTTGTGCCTGTTATAACTATTTCGAATACTACTGTTACCGCCAATGTATTAACGACTGCGTCAATAGCAGTGTCTGCGACTACTACTGGTACTAATTTAATTACTGCTACTAGTACGCTAACATTGGCGATAGGTCAGCCAGTGGTATTCAGCGGGGCGTTAGGTGGACTGGTTGCTAATGTATCATACTATGTATTAACTATTAATAGTATAACGCAGTTTACCGTGTCGTCTACGTTTAATGGTGTGGTATATTCAATAACAACTGCCACTGGTAGTATTACCGTGTCACAGTCAACCGCAGCACTTGTAATAAATCAGCCATTATTTTTTACTGGAACGGGATTTGGTAATCTTGTTACTAGTACTACGTATTATGTACGATCGATTGTGTCATTGACACAGTTATCTGTGTCGCAGTCATTTGGTGGGTCAGTATTTATATTAACGACTGCAACTGGTACTATGGCATTTGGTGGCCCAGCACAAACGATGGTTGCTAGTAATACTACAATTACTACCAATGTTATTACGTTATATGCTATTACCGTTTCTGCAACAGCTGCTGGTACTAATATCATAACCTGTGCTAGTACTTATTTCATGTCAGTTAATATGCCAGTGGTATTCAATAGCACGTATGGTGGGATAACTAGTGGGGTAATTTATTATGTTCAGAGTATACCTAGTTCCTTAACATTTACTGTTTCAATGTTGCCAAACGGGCCACAGGCTATATTGAGCACTGCAGTAACTACATCTAGTGTTCAGCAAGCAACTACGAACTTATTACTTAATCAGTCAATTATATTTAGTGGTACCACGTTTGGTAATATCATTGCTGGCACGACCTATTATGTATTAAATATTGTATCTAGTTCGACGTTTACAGTATCAACTGTGCCTGGTGGAAGTGTATTTGTATTGGCAACTGCGACTGGGTTAATGCCATACTCCCCGATGTCCACTAGTGTGATTTCTATAAATTCGATTACTACTACACCTATTGCAATATCGAGTACATCCACTGTGACTAATCTAATCACTTGTATCAGTACTAGTACGTTGGTTATTGGGCAAGCTGTTGTTTTCAGTGGTAATTTGGGTAATTTATTGGGAAATACTATCTATTATGTATTGACTATTCCTAGTAGTACTATGTTCACTGTTTCTATTGCATTATATGGTACAGCGGTGTCATTAAGCTCTGCTAGTGGGGTTATTAATGTTCAACAATCAACCTCATCTTTAACGATAGGCCAGCCAATTATATTTTCCAGTACATTGGCTCCTGTTACTATAGCAAATGCTAGTAGTTCTGGTAATGTTATCACATTAGCTGCCGTGACAGTTACTGCCACGACAATAAGTACTAATACAATTACTGCCAGCAGTACTGCTACTTTATTAGTTGGTCAGTCCGTCGTTTTTAGTGAATCATTGGGTAATTTATTAGCAAATACTATATATTATGTTCAAACTATTGTGAATTCTACCCAATTTACGGTGTCGCTGCTATTAAATGGAGCAGTAGTTTCATTGGTAACTGCGAGTGGTAGTGTTACTGTGACGCAATCAACTACTGGTTGGATAATTAATCAGCCGATTGTATTTACTGGAACGGGCTTTGGTAACATAGTTTCTGGTACTACTTACTATATTAACAGTGTACTATCCAGAACAACGTTTGTTATCTCAGCTGGGTATAATGGTACAGCATTTGTATTAGGTACAAGTGGTGGTACGATGACTGGCACTTTCGTCGCTTTTGGTGGATTGACGGTAAATTCTATATATTACATACAAAGTATACCAAGTCTCACCTCTATTATCGTTTCCAACATAATAGCAGCGCCGAACAATGGTAATACAAATATAGTGGCATTGACTGCTGGGACTGGTTCACTTAATGCCACTGTCATATCACCGGTTCCATCATTGCCAATTTCGGCAACTACCGTGACGACTAATGTACTTACTACGTCACCTATTACGATTAGTGTCACGGCCATTGGTACAAATTTTATCACTTGTAATGCGACTGATGTATTGGTATATGGACAGCCGATCGTATTTACCGGTACGGCATTTGGTAATATCGTGGCTGGAACAATCTATTATGTATTAAACATCGTGAATAGTACTACATTTACAATGTCAACTACTTATGGTGGTGCTGTTTTTGCATTAGTGACGGCATCGGGTACCTTGACAATGAATCCATCTACTACTAACTTAGTAATTGGTCAACCAATTGTGGCATTTGGAGCAGTTTTTGGTAATGTTGGGTATTCAACTACTTATTATGTTAATTCGATAGTTAGTACTACTACCTTTACTGTGTCAGTGGCTCAGTCAATTGGATATTCTGGTACTGCATTGACGTTGGCAACATCGTCTGGTACTATGGTAATGGCTTATGGGCCGATCCAATTGTCATTGATATCTAACACTACTACTACCAGTAATTTATTAACTGTTCAGTCAACAATTGTTACATCTACCTCCTACTATGGTACAAATTTAATTGGTTGTTATAATACTTATATGTTAGCACTTGGTATGCCAGTTACGTTTGGTACTACTGCTAATGGGTTGGTCATTGGTACTATTTATTATATTGCCAGTGTACCATCTGCTACTACGTTTACCGTGTCAGCTGTGTTAGGCGGTCCAACATTATCGCTGACTTACGGTAGTAGTTTGTCGATATCAATGTATCAAGCAGTTACTAACTTGTGGATCAATCAGGCTATTTCATTTTCAAGTAATGTTTCAGGCAGTACAGTCTTCGGTGGCATAGTTGCTGGCATGACATATTACGTTCAGAGTATACCATCATTGTATACCTTTACTGTGTCAACTCAGCCATTTGGTGCGGTTTATCCATTGGCGACAGCCGCATACAGTTCGTATCAAAAACCCATGAGTTACACAGTGGGTACATTGCCTATCCAAGTATCAAATGTTTTTATTAATCAATCATTTCCGATAGTTGGTTCTTCGGCAGCTGGAAATATATTAACAGTTGGCAATTTATTAACTGCTGGTAATATTCCGATCGTAATTACTGCTGCATCTTCAACTACTAATATCTTGACGTGTACTTCGACCGCAACTTTATCAGTTGGCTTGCCGATTGTGTTTAGTTCTGGCTTTGCTGGATTGACAAATGGTATGACGTATTATATATTGTCTATTTTAAATAATACCCAATTTACTATTGCTAATAGTTGGGGTGGGCAGCAGGCCATTCTAAATGTGCAGGGAGTAACTTCTGGTAGTACTACAATGCTTACGATCACTGGGACTAATCAAATGTTTACCAATTCAATTACTACTACCGGTAATACTTATAATATATATACTGGATTACCAATTGTGTTTACTGGAACGTCATTTGATTCTGCGTTGGTTATCGGAGTTACTTATTATGTCTTACAAGTAACGAGTGTAACTACATTTAGTGTGAGTGCTACATCCGGTGGCACTGTATTGACATTGACTGGTGCAACTGGTAATATGACTATGGTATCGGCTGCGCAATTAACTAACATAGGTGTTACTATACAACCGTCAACGGCTAATTTAACGATTGGTATGCCAATGTATGCTACTGGTACCACATTTGGAAATATATTAGCGAATGCCACGTATTATGTCAATACGATATTAAGTCCAACTACATTCACTGTTACTACTGCTCAATATTCTGCTGTTGCTTTTACATTAACTACCAATTTTGGTTACATGACACTTATGGCCAGTACTGGTCAAACTGGTACTGGTAGTACTGGTACTACCAGTTTAATTGCAGCAGCTCCAATTATTTTTACTGGAGCAACTATTATTGTTACGAGTTGTAATGGAACGTTGTTGACTACTACTGGAAACACCGGTGTATTAGTCATTAACCAAGCATTGATGTTTACCGGCTATACTATTGGCGGTATCCAACCCGATGTATATTATTATGTACAAAGTATTCCTTCATTTAATACATTTACACTTAGTGCGACCGTTGGTGGGGTGGCTATTAGTTGGGGAACTACTTCTAACATAATGACAGCGCAAGTTGTGACTAGTGATAGTACGGCTATTTTACCGTACAATGTATATTATGTACAATCAGTTCAGAGTCCATATACATTTAGTATCACCCCAGTCATTGGTGGTGCCGCAACTACTGTGTCAACAGTGAATGGGGCAGTTATAATACAAAGTAATATTTGTACATTATCAACTGGCGGTTCAACTGCATATTTAGCGGCAAACCAATTAGTGACATTTACCGGGGTGGGTTTTGGAAATCTTCAAACATTTCCAGTGACTAATTTGCCATTTATCGTAACGAATACGACAATCACTTCCAACTATGTGACAGTGTCAAATACTGCTACGTTATTGGTCAATCAACCTGTCGTGTTTTTGGGTACGACGTGGGGTGGATTAACCGCTTTTCAGACATATTATGTTTTGGCAGTAGCGAGTAACACTCAATTTACTGTTAGTTTGACGCCTGGTGGGACTGCAGTGGTACTAGCCACGATTGCTGCTGCGGCTGCGACCCCTTCATTTTTCATGGTGTCGGCTTATTATGTTAAAGCAGTTGTTAGTAATAATCAATTTGTGTTGAGTTCAACGCCAGGTGGTAATATTCAGCAGTTAACTTCCGCATATGCAATAGGCGGTAATGTTTTACTGGCAAATGGTCAACCAGTCTTTACTGATTTCTTAGAATATGATGCGTTAATTGCCGGTACTGGGGTATTAGAGCGAACCGGCATTATCGTGCCGCCTAATACATATCTATATGCTTCTAGCAATATTTCACAAGTTACCGCATTGGCAATTGGTATTCAGGAGGGCGTGTAACATGGCTCGGTATCAACAACTGCCGGATAGAATAGATACTTTCTGTTCTTATATACCGGATCAAGCAATGTGCATGAGTTATGGTATGACACAGGATTGCTGTGTCATACCAGCAAATGGCAAATGTCAGGCAAATATCACTACTGCGTGTGCGTGGACAGTGCCGCCAGGTGTGTCGTCGATATTTGTTGAATTATGGGGACCAGGTGGCGGTGGTGGTGGCGGCGGTTCTGGTGCTACTTGCGTATCTGGTACCGGCGGCAGTAGTGGTGGTTATTCTGCAGCTACTATTCCAACTGCGCCAGGGTGTGTTTATACGGTGTGTGCCGGTATTGGCGGCTGTTATGGATGCTGCGGCACTGCTGGCACAGCCGGAACTACCGCCTACATGTCTGGCTATAATACTAGTACATTTTTATGCGCGGCAGGAGGAACGCCTGGGTGTTCAGTAACGCCGCAAGGATCAATTGGGCTTAATACGTTAACAACTCCATCGGCGGTTAGTACCAATTGGTTGGGATACAGTAATAATTATATAGTAACTGGGGGACAAGGTGGTAATGTTATTAACGCAAGTAGTTGCGCATTAATGTCTAATAGAGGTGGATCATCATCATTTAATGGTGGTATTGGTGGGTATTTTTTCTTATCTGCTACCGCAGATGGTGGTGGTTTCCCAGGTGGTGGTGGTTCAGCAGCCTGTACAACTACTACCGCTAGTTGCGGCGCATGTGGCGGTAGCGGGTTAGTCAGGATATGGTATTGAGGAATAATTATGGGAAGATATAATACACAAGTGGTTTATACTGATGGTACCGCACATACTCAGTGGACCTGTCAACAAACTAGTTTACAAACGCAAGGAACATGTGTTCTTCAGCTTACGGGTGGGTTAGGAGGTACTGGCACATGTGGGCCAGGATCTGGCGTATCCTGTCAATGGAATGTTCCAGCTGGTGTGTCATCAGTTGTCATTGAAATATGGGGTGGCGGTGGCGGTGGCGGTTCGGCAGTTATGTGCCAATGCGATACGATTGGTAATGGTGGCGGTGGCGGCGCGTATGCTAGGAAAACATTGGCCGTTACTGCTGGCACATGTTACACCATATGTGTTGGTGCCGGAGGTGCCGGAGGTGGCTTAGGTACATTATTAAGTAATGCTACGAGTGCGACGTGTTGTTGTGGTGCAAGTGGTGGTACTACTTATATTACTGGTACTGGACTAGCTAATTTATGTGCCGAAGGTGGGTATGGTGGGGAATCACGGATATCTAGTATGACGACAGTTTCACCAAATGGTGGATGGGCAGGTACTGGTGGCGATGTTAATGTCAGGGGGTCTGATGGTGGCTCTTATAACGATACCTATTTGAATAGGTATACATGGGGTGGCAGTTCACCATTTGGTGGCAGAAATATATATCTAGCATATGATTGTGCTAGTAAATATCAAGATTTATGCTGCACTGGCCGAGCAGGTGGTATTTGTGGCTATTATGGAGTATTTCCAGGCGGTGGCGGGACAGGCGGGTTTGCAAGTTGCTGCTGTATTGGGATAGCACCATGCGGTGGCAATGGTGCACCTGGCGCAATAAGAATTTGGATGTAAGGACACATGATGAATAATTTAGAATTGAATATACCCAGTGATGAAGCTGAGCAGCTTGAGCTGGAAAATGAACAGTTATATAAGATAATATGGTTTGCTGATAGCCCAAATCCAGGATATATTGAACCTGTGACATTTAAAAAATCAGAATTGCCAGTGCATAATCGAGCAGAAGTACTCGGTATGTATCGAGATTACGTCGAAGTATTGCCGGGATCTAATCTATGGCATTTGTGCGTTGATGGGTCATTGGTGGATCAAACGCATGAGTTGTGGGACATGAAAGTCATTGGATGGGATTGGGACAAACAAGAAGTGATAGTTGAGCCATTGCCGCCTATTACGTGGGATGATATTAAACTTCGCCGAAATGGAATGTTGGCCATAAGTGATACTATGTTTAATTTTGACACCCCAGATCCGCTGAAAACACAATGGCTGGAATATCGTCAATTATTGCGTGATTTACCAGCTAGAGAAAGTGCGGCAGGAAATACGCCAACTACGGTCTTTTGGAATGATTATATACCGCCATATCCAGTGAGTGCACGAGCAGGTATTGCGATTGCTGATGCTAAGAAATGTGTGTGGTATACGGCAGAACCAATTGCTAGTAAAACTAGTAAAAATAAATTGAATTAAAGGAATTAATATGGCTTATCAAATTTGCATCGTTAAACGGTCTGCCTGTTGTGCTATGCCATTTCAATGCTGTAATTTATCTGGTGGTAGTGTTTGCACTACTGTACCACAATGTATGCGGTCATTGGAGATATATGGATGTACTCCAAATTTGACACAGGGTGAATTTAACGACCGCTGTGTTCAGGGCGTATATGTGCCATCTGGTTCGTGTTGTGCATGGACGGTACCCGCTGGTGTATGTAGTATCACAGTTGAATTGTGGGGAGCTGGTGCAGGTGGCGGTAGTGGATCATCAACGGTCATTACAAATCCAAGTCGCGGTGGTGGTGGTGGTACATATGTAAAACGTACAATTCCAGTACTACCGGATGATTTAATAACATTGTGCGCTGGCGCTGGTGGAGTGATGGGTCAGAGTGGTGGTTCATCAAACAATTACGTTGGGTGGTCATGTGCGACTCCGCAAGGTAGCTGTTCTTATGTAAAACGAAATGGTAATTTTTGTATAGATGCAGGTGGTGGCAGTGCTGCTACATTTACTACCCCACTTGCGTCACCTGGATGCGGCACTTCTACGATCACCGGTGACAGTGGCTTAGCATATGGACAAACCAATTATTCGGTTGATCTACGAGCTAAGCCGACCGTGACTTTTGCAAATTGCAGTTCCAACCTTGTGAACAATCAGCATAATTCATCAGGTGGCACAGCGTTCGGTGGTGATCGGACTATGTGGGGCACTGTTTTAAATTGCGGCCAATATTTAAAATGGAATACTACTTGTCGAAATTCTGATGGGGTATATGGACCAGGTGGTGGTTCATGCAGTAATAGCACTGCGTATAACGTTGGTATGAATTATAGTTGTTCGACTAATGCTAGTAATTTATTGTGTGAACGTGGAAAAGCAGCGCCGCCTGGTAATTTCCCAGGGGGTGGCGGTGGCGGTGGTACTGCTACCTGCTGCACTGGCTTGGCAACGGCTGGTGGCAATGGCGCCCCAGGGTATATACGGGTGTATTACTGATGACTATAGGAAATGAAAAACCACTGGCTGTGACATGGATTGATGTGCGTAATCACCGAGATGAATTATTACTTCAGGCTGAAACATTCTACAATTTTGATAGTCCGGCAAGTATGCGACTATTATGGACTGATTACAAGCAATTGCTTAGGGATATTCCAAGTGTAAATAGTGAACTTAGTGACTTGCGGTTAATACAATGGCCGCAGTTGCCAACTGAGCATTTGCAATTATTATATCTATCTAGGTTAGCGCCAAATAGTTAGCTGTCAACATAGGGAACTATTATTAAAATAGTTCCCTATCTATCATAAAATATCATAAAATAAACTACCTTAATTTTAGTCCTATAAATAGATTTATAATCATAAACACTTATAGGACTAAAATTTATGCACAAAGTTTTTTTTATTAATGGCGGAACTGGTCGAGTTGTCAGTGCGTTACCCGCGCTAGAGCTATATGCTACTTATCATGATGATTTTTATATAGTATGTGAATCAGGTTTAGATTTATTTTTCGGTAATCCACTATTGCAGGACAAAGCTTTTGATGTAAATCACAAGGGATTATTTGAGACAGTAATAAAACATGGTGAAATTATCACCACTGAGCCATATCGCGATTATGATTATTATAATCAACGCTGTAGTATATCACAATCATTCGACAAACAAATTAATAATCACAAAGAAATCAGAGACTTGCCTCTTCCTAAAATTTATTTAAGCAAAGAGGAAGAATTATACGCAATAGCAACCATAAATATTGCCAAAAAAGATCATGGCAAAGACCGGACTATTGTCATTCAGCCATATGGTAGGGGTGCTGTCAGTAGTGATCAAACTGATATAATTGCCGATATTGGGTCTAGAAGTTTAGAACAAAAGGATTATTTAAAACTTGTTGAAAAATTGCGAGAAGATTATAATGTATTATGCATGAGTGAATTTCCGACTACTGGTGATACATTTGCTATAAATCCTAAGAATCTTGATTTGAGAAAGTGGGCAGCAGTTATTGAAATTGCTGATTATTTTATCGGATGTGATAGTGTGGGGCAACATTTTGCTTATGCCTTTGGAACTCCGGGAACCGTAATATTGGGAAGTACCTATGCGGTAAATGTTACATATCCAAATTACTTTAATATTTGGAAAAAGCCAAATTTTGTTAAACGATATGCGCCTATACGAATTAGTGATTTTAACGTATGTATGGCAGATAGATTAAATGATCAAGCACTGTCATTGACTGATGCGGAATTTGAAAATTTGTACACTAATATAACGAACGATATTGCGAGGAAACTTAAATGACACAATGGATTGCAGGTATTACACGCGGGCATAACGGGGCTACCTGTTTATTAAAAGATGGTGAAATTGTTTTTTATATTGAGGAAGAACGGTTATCTAGACGAAAATATGATGGTGGCCCATTGGCTGGTATGTTGAAAATTAAAGAATATACTGATAAACTTGATTATTTAGTAGTGGCACATACTCAACCATTGGAGCAAGCTGGAAAAATTGACTTTACTGGTGATGACATGTATACTGGGTGGGCAAGAAAATTAGGTCTTATAAGTCAAAATATTACTGGAACAACTCATCCACAGGTTATTGATTTAGGGCATATTCATCATGAATTGCATGCTGCGTGTGCATTCTACAATAGTGGATTTGAAACAGCAGCTTGTTTGATAATAGATGGTGCGGGGACATTTATTCCACTTGGTGATTCTGGTGATACTGGTTGGGAATTGGAAACAATTTTCTCAGCAAAATACCCAGCTGAATTTTCAACTAAGTATAAACATATAGGTGTGCGTGGGCCACGGGTAGCTTACGCAAAATATAATGTACCTCATGATAACAGAGGAAAACCTGAAGACTTGCATGATGTATTATTTTCTGACCATGCTGGTATTACTAAATGTTATGAAGCAATGACTGATTATTGTGGATTTGGCTTTATTGAAGCCGGTAAGGCAATGGGATTATCTTCATATGGACAACCAAATGATAAAATTCCAGAAATATTCATGGGAGAAGCAGGACGTAACTTAAGTAATCGCAATTTATTTACGCCTAATTATCCAAATGGTGCATATATTGATAAAGTTACCTTCCCAGCATTAGATAATGACACACTTGAAGCTAAAATGGATTTGGCATACGCAGTTCAACATGAATGTGAAAAACAAATAGTCAAATTAATTTTAGATGCTACTGTGAGAACTGGTGAAAAAAATGTTGTTATTGCTGGGGGATTCGGTCTCAATTGTGTTGGTAATTATGAGTATTTGGCAAATTTACCGGCTGGTATTAATTTATATATTGAACCAATTTCGCATGATGGTGGTACTTGTATTGGTGCCGCAAAATTAGTGTATCATGATAGTACCAATGATAATGTCATACGTCCACATAAGCATATCTATTATGGACCCAATTATTTTGAAAAATATGGCAGCTATGCTATTGATTTGCTAGATGGTGAATCAAGTATTGATGTTACCGCCATTGATATTGCCAAGCTGTTGAGTGAAGAAAATATCGTATGCATGTACCAAGGTGGTTCTGAAGCCGGACCTCGTGCCCTGGGAAATCGTAGTATTTTATTTGATCCACGAGTTAAAGATGGTAAAGACATAGTTAATGAAGTTAAACATCGAGAATGGTTTCGGCCATTTGCTGGTACTATTTTGGAAGAAAATGTTCATGAGTGGTTTGATTTGCGCGGGATGAAAAATACGCCATATATGATGTATGCAGTAAATTGTGTTGATGGCGTAGCGGAAAGTATCCCAAGTATCATTCACGTTGATGGAACATGCCGGATTCAGACAGTTACCGCAGACCAAAATTCTCACTATTACTCGTTAATTACTGAATTTAAAAATATTACTGGGGTGCCAATCTTATTTAATACTAGTTTTAATTTAGGTGGTGAGCCGTTGGTTGAGACAATTGCTGATGCATTGGATACATTACGCAGGAGTGAATTGATGTACCTATATCTACCAGAGATTGGTAAATTACTAACTATTCCACGAGTGACCGCTGACGTAGTTGCGCCGTAACGATGGGTGTTAAATGGCTCAGTAGTGAAAGACCTAATACTAAGTTTGCACCTAATTTACAAGCGCCATTTTACATTGCCGCTGATGGGAATGATGAATTAATTGGTGAACTTGTAACTGAGATATTAGAGTTAGAAGAACAGATAACAAATGAAACATTGGTATCAGAAGTTCCTCGAAGTGTGTTGGACCCATATCCATATACGCAGCATTGGAAACAGCATAGCATATTTTGGGATAAATCGGTACTTGATGGTGAACATTTGGTTAGGTTTGCTATGACATCCACTATGGAAAAATTATTTCACATAATACGAAAACAATATTTAATATTTCTTAAAGAAATGAATTACCCAAGAGTAAAAATATACATACATGGTTGGGCAAATGTGTTGCGAAATAGTCAATGGATATCACAACATTATCATCAAAATAGTGCAGATGCGTATCTTAGTGGGACATATTATTTAACAACGGTCGATACTCATTTAAAATTAATCAACCCACTTAAGCTTGATTTCGCTGATATGATACCAACAAAAAAAGGAACAATTGTGATGTTTCCAAGTTATGTTCCACACGAAAGTTCTGTGTATAATGGCACAGCTTTGCGAATTAGCATTGCGTTTGATTTGGTAACTAGTGCGTTTGCCAAGACAAATCCGTGGCGTCCTTATTGCTTATTTGATGATCCAGCTACTATGGATGGTTTGGATATGTATCTTACTAATCGGTCATTGACTAATTGATTGAAAAGGGGCATTGCGCCCCTTTTTTGTAATTATTGTTGTTGGTCAATCCAATCTAATATTGAATTATATGATTGCCATTTAACATGCGGCTTGCCAATATAAACAGGGGTTGCTTGTACTTCACTGGCTGCTAACAAATCATCATCATTATCTGAAAGTACATCTATGTTATCCCATACGAGGTTGGTGTTTTCAGATACTCGATGAAACATGCCTGGGTTAGGTACCACGAATGGATCAGTCTTTTCATATCCGGGTGACCAATACATACCAGATATTGATACGCCTTGTTGTGAAATATATCCCTCAACTGCTTCAATGAATTTTTTTAACTCATCAAAGCTTGCTGGTTGTTTTTTAAATTGGTTAATAAACAATACCACTGATA